GCGTGATCTCATCATCAGTCAGTTCATTGCTCGAACTTATTTCACGGTTAACTAAACCGCGTACTGCCGCTAGGATAGCATCCTTCTCCGTGATGCCTTTTGCTCCTAGCAACTCTACTATTTGCTTCAAACCAGGATTTGCACGTTTCATCATGACTTTATCTGGTTTATTGCGTTCCATTGCAAGTTCAACTTCTTCTTTACTTGCAATTGCTTTATCTATGCCTATACCTAATGCTCCAATTGCTCTACCCCAGCAACTTGTCTCAAGGTTTTGGATCTCACTGCCACGAGTAAAATTAGTTTTTCCTGGTAAATACTCTTGAGCTGTACCAATACCGGGCTTTTCATCTCCTGGATGACGGTAAGCATAAGCTCTACCAATCACAATAATCTGATCTCCAACTGTCTGAAACTGCAGATCAGGATCCATTTGCAGTGAACCTTCTGGATATTTCTCATAAAACAGTTTTATTCGCTGTGGTACATCTACATAATTTTCAAGACGCTTGTCCATTTAATCCCCCTAGTTGTGTTAATAAACCTTCAATATGTTCTAATCTGTTTGCCAAATCAATAACAGTTAGAAACGAATCCCATGCAAGATCAACATCTGTCACCTCATGAAATGTTGTTCCATTTGGAGATACATGCACAATTCCTAATCCATCAACTTCGGGCATAGGTATTTCATTGCCTTCCTCGTCGAGGTAGAAATCTGCATTTGCATAAGCTGCAATTTGCATTGCCATTTCTCCATAAACTCCAGAACTTGTCTTCCAATCACAAAGATAAGTTTTGCCAGTTAATGGACCGCTGCCGAACTTAAGAATGGCATCAAAAGTTCCTGCATAACCATGAACACGGTTTGCTACAACTTTCTCAGTCAAAACAGGAATGACTTCCCATTGATCTAGCCATTCAACATAGCCATCGACATACTGAGCAAACTCACCAGCAACTTCAGCTTCTCCACCATGAATAATAGTTTCAGCAATTGCATGGATTTCTGTACCTCGTGCTCCCGCTTTGTCTCGTTGATTCCAAGGAATCATTTTCAAGAACTTTACGGCTTCTTCTCGTTCACGAGTCATCAAGTTTGGAAGGTTTGCAAAATTATCGAAGACATATTCTGCAACTAATTTTGCACTCCAATATGGAAGCGCAGGTTTAGGCATACCAGAACCGATAAGAGTTGTCACACCTTTGACAGGTTGACCATCGAGTTCATATTTATGACCACGTTTTGTTTCAATACGTTCTAGTCCCATGAGCTCTTTAAAGTTCTCTTAGTAAAGAAATTAGCAAGTGGTTTTTCTGTTGCCTCAATTAACCTTGAATAGCGACTAGCGTAATTGTTTGAGATAGCAAATTGATCCCCCGTTGATCGGATACCAATTTCCCATCTCAATTTGTTAATCAACAAATCTATTGAACAAATGTCATGTCCAGCATTTTTCCATTGGTATGCTAGATCAACTAACTGACGATAGATATGTGGATTCTCATGATGAAACTTATTAAACTGTTCATCAATCGGATCAGCCAATAAAGATAATTGTCGTGGCTCGAACCATTCCCTGGCGGTTTCTGACATTTTATGCCTTTCGTTTTATTGTAGTTGGTACTAATTCATTACATTTAGAATTGACCGCCCAATGTGTCCAACCGGACCAATGGTACTTTGCGTTCAACGCTGCTACAAATCCTACATCTTGGTAGATCGGATCCCATGCATCTATGGACTTTGATTGCAGGTGTTTCACCAGCTTCTTAACCCTAGATTTTGGCATTCCATGATCTACTAATCTGTTTGCAACCATAAAAGATAAACCATGTCTCCATTGCTTATCTAAAAATTGCCATCGTCCTCTTGCAGAAGACACATCTCCTACTGCCTTATAGTTCCCTCTTGATTCATGATGACTTACGCATTTTGCATAAGCAATTTGATCTTTTGGAACTCTTGCTGCAGCTGTTTTATAGTCCACCGCATTTGCATTTGGTGTTACTAATAAAAAGGCTACAACGATTGCTAAGACCTTCAGCCATCTTTCCTCTGACGGCGGATAGAAACAGCATAAATAAACACAAACATAGTTGCCTCCTAGTCGTTGTGTTAGTTAGCTTTTGGTTCCATTCATCAATGCGTCTAATGCATCTTGATAAACGTAACGTAAGTTAGAAGGTGTTTTATAACCTTCAACTTTTCCAAGATCAACCCAACGACGAACAGTTCGTGAGTTGCGTCCAATGAGCTTTGCAGCTTGCCCTGTGCTAAGGGACTTTCGATTTTCAGTTGTCATGCGCATATCCTAATCTGTCCGTAGTGACCATTGTAACATTGATTTGCCGTGTTTCATAAGCGGACAAAACAAATATCAAAAATATAATGTACAATCCGCTAGCGATCAACCGGTTTACCTGGCGGTTCTCCGGTTGGTCGTCCATTACTTTGGAAAGTAACATTCAACCATTTCACCCCAACAATAATGATCTTCAACCCACCAAAGATTTCCAGATATTTTCCACCATGCCCAAAGACCAATTAAGATCAATACAGCACGAACTCGTTTACCACGTTTAGTTAGTTTCATTTTTAATCTCCTTTGGTTGCTGACATGGACAAGTTTCAACATCATATTCTTGCCTAAAAATATGGAAAATAAATCCTTTATCTTGACATAAATTACAAGCCACTTGACTCCTCCAAATCTAAAGCAATTTCTGAGTTTATACAAGTTTGAACAGCGCAAACCCAACGCGGTAATCCTCCATATGCTCTACTAGAAACCAAAACTTCTGATCCACAAGCAGCACACTTAAGTTTTCCAGATCTTTTAGTCATTATGCAACCGCCTTTCTTGCACAGATTTCAGAACAATAACTTTCACCAGTTACTTTTTCACCAATAGTTTTTGCGTATGTGGACATACCATGGTAAAAATCAGCTGTGTTGCCACACATATCGCAGACAAATACCATTCTGATCTTTCCTTGAATTTCTACGCCATTCTCGTCAATTAGTTTGTGACTCATTATGCGATACACTCCAATCCGTGTTGAGTTCCTTTTGGATGATTACATTTCATATTCTTAAATGCTACTGCATCTCGAATAGTAGAATTGATTTCGCTTTGAGTTGCTTCTGACTGATCTAAATCAAAATATTCTTCAATAATTGTTTCAATTTCTTTTGCATTAGATTCGGACATTTTTGTAACTTTCATAATGTCTTTAATAAGTGGTGACATTAGATCATCTCCTTCTTTGTAGCAATTGCAATTTCCATTACCATGTCATCAGCAAATTGCTTTTGTTCTACAGTCATGCGATTGTAGTATTCTGTGTATTCTTCAAGAGATGAAGATCCGTTTGCGTAGTTCAATACAATTCTAGTTAATAGAAACTTAACTGGAAGTCCACAAACGTTGTTCCATGATGTTTGTTCTTGTGACATTGTGTTCATTTTTACTCCTGGCGGTTTAGGTAAGCGGTTGCTTACAAGGACCAATATACACTGAATGTGGACAAATATCCACCATTTGTGGAAATGTTTCTTTAAGATCTTATTTACTAGAACATCTGTTCTGGCCGGCAGCATACAGATTAGCCAGAACCACCAGGATCCACCAGGACGCGGGTCCATTTGTGTGGAGTATAAATATACTCGGATCGATATGTCCGTGGTCCTGGGACAAACCTGGCCGCTCGATCTGGACTAAACGGACTCCAAAAGGTTCCAAAAGGTTCCAAAAGATCTTTTCAAATGAAGTGTACAAAGGACGATGGACAGTATTGAATGTACCTATGAGCAACCAACCGGTTGCCATAAACCGCCAGGAGGAAATCAAATGATTACTATGCCAAAATATGTAATTGCAAAATGTGTTTTTTGTAAAACTACTCAAGAAGTTGCTTGGGGAAAATATGGTGCAGAATCGCATGAATGCATAAATTGCCAAGCTGCCGCAGTATATCTTCATAAGATCTAAGGACGAAACACTCCGCAAGGAGTGTCCAGTGTTAAATGACACTGCTGATGAGTCCATCAGAATAAACCGCCAGGAGGCAAAAAATGTCAGTACAAATCCAGAACGCAGCACGTCGCAAGGCTCCATGGATCAGCACAGCAACATGGGTAAATTCAAGTGACGAGCAAATCTCTGCAGTTCAAGTTCTTGAGAATGCAAATCTTGATTGGGAAGTTCAGCACACTCCACTTTCAACTACAGCAATTAACAATGGCGGCGTGACAGTCGTTCAGCTTGAAGACAAAGTTGCTACAACTCGTGTCAATAAGGACGGATCAGCTTCTGTTCTTGGAATCACTTCACCTACATACACAATTGTCCAGAACAACGACATCGTCAATATTGTGGACTCTGTTATGTACGAAGCCGGTGCGATTTACCAGTCAGCTGGTGAATTACGCGGTGGCAAGAAGATCTTTATGGCTGCAAAGCTTCCAAACACTCTTGATCTTACTCTTAAGAATGTTGATCCAGTAGAAGCATTTTTAGTTGCATCAAATACTCACGATGGAACAGATTCACTTCGCTTTGAAATCAAGTATCTTCGTCTGATCTGCACAAACGGAATGACACGTTGGACTAATGCTTCTTCTATCTCTTTCCGTCATTCAGCTCGTATGAATGTCAAGATCGAAGATGTTCGTCAAACTCTAGGTGTGGTTCTTAAGTCAAATGAAGAATTCAACCTTCTTTCATCTTCTCTATTTGATAAGAAAGTTGCTAACTCTGACTTCTGGACAATCGTCAAAGATGTAATGCCAATCGAAGAAAACATGACAGATCGTCAAGTTAAGAATGTTGAAGAACGCCGTGGAACACTTCTAGGAATCTGGAATGGATCTACACAAGAAAATATCAAGGGAACAGCATGGGGAATTGTTAATGCTTTCACAGAGTTCGAACAATGGACCCGGACAACTCGTTCAGCAGATGATTTTGCTGCAGGCGAGCGATTCATGATGAATCAAGGAACATCTCTCTCAGATCGAGTTTTGGAGATGGTTCGCTAAAACAAAAAGAAAAAGGCCCCTGCCGAAAGGCAGGGGCTTCTTTTTTGTTCTTTTAATCTAGGAATGCAATGTGATTCTTTCCAGCTCTTGTTTGTACTGCAACTTGGACTTGACCACCGCTATTTATATCGAATCGAATGGCAGTTTTAACCGCTTGTTCTAAGATTTCAATTGCGTCTTCATAATCATCTACTTCATCAATTCCTAGCGCGTGAGCAGCTCCAAGAGCGAGTTTAGCGCCTGTTCCTGTTGTGTAAACCTTGTCTTTTGTCTTTTCTAATCCATAGACTTCATCGATAAAGTAGATAGTTCCATTGACGGCAACTATGAAATCATTCTCAAAAGATGATGGATAGCCTTCAGATTTGATGTCATAACCTGAGATTCCGAAGGTTTTGCGTAGATTTGGCACAAACTGAGTCACCATAAACTTATCTAGATTCTTTGATCTTGGAGGAGCTGGTGGATTAAAAGCGTGTTGGATCAGATTCATGCCTCGGACTAAACCTGCAGCAGAAACTAAATACTTGCCATTCTCTGCAATTTTGCCCATTGGAGAACAATCAGCTCTCATGTCATAACCAGTTGTTTGGGTATCTGCGGCAATGATGCAATAGTCATCATGTTGAAATGCAATGAGTGTTGTCATTTTTCCTCCGTAGCCAGTTCTCCGCCAATAGCCATATAAGCTGCTCCATCTATCCAACCATCTAATTTCTCAGGTGATTGGACTAGTCTAGCAACTTTTACTTGATTCATGCATAATGCAACTTGCCAAGGTTCTACGGTAATGCCTAAAACTACACTCCAAAGCTTTGCAATTCGATCATGGTTTTGTTGTGGAGTTCCATAATCTGCTTGTCGATCGTTATAAATTAAATAAGTTGCTTCTTCTAAGATCTCTTTGCGGTTCATTAGTCTAACCAAACTTGATAACAAGCAGTGACACGACCTCGTTCGGGATCAATGAAGTGCAATCTTTGAGAAGGAACACCTGAGGCCGCCATAGAGTCTCGTGCGTAGCGGTTATCGGACTCTGTTGAACCGGTCCAATATACAGATCCAAGACCATCTGACAATGGTTCTTGCGCATGACGATGGTAATGACCGAGGTATATATCTTGAAATTCCCAGTCGTATGCTCCGGCTTTCCAACGGTTTCCAGCTGCTTGCCATCCGGCCGGAGAAGCAAAACCAGATCTACCAACTTCATCGCCGTGCATAAGCAAAGCTCGATAATTACCGATTTCAATGCGTTGAATATCTTCAACACCATGGCGTGGATCCCATGTCAGTCTTTTAGCAGTTGCTTCTTCAGAACAAAGTAACTGACGAGCAAGCTCATAACACATACGATCAAAATTGTCAGACTTCGGTACGTCTGCTCTTTTGTTTCCGATTCGGCCATGATTTCCCCATTCTGCAATTACAGTTACATGTTGATAAACTGCTAGTGCTTGCCTTACAACATCTACAATCAGACGACTAACAGTTATGTACTGGTCATAAAGACTAAGATCAATTTCCCACAATTGAGCTGGATAATTAAAAAGACCTTCGACCATATCTCCACCAAAGCAGATAACAACATCATTGACTGGATGGTCTTGTCTTTGTATTTCAGTAATTTTAGTTGCCTTTATTGTAAAGTCCATAACTCTAGTTCTCATGATTTCTGAGTTATAACTAGGAGTTACTTTTGCACCTTGCCAATCAGTTAAATGCCACAAAGCAACTTCTGCTCTTTTGCGGCGTTTATCTGGTTTTGGACCTTCAATAGGTTTCATTGGACCTAAAGCCAAAGTTGCATCTTTACATGCTTGGATTGTGGCTTCTACTAATTCTTCTGTGCGTTGTTTTGCTTTAGATAATTCTTTTTGTGTTCGTACGAGTGTTTGACGTAATTCAGTAACATTTGGATCAGACTCAAGTTGTAATTGTTTTGCTTCTTCAGAAATTGTCATTGAGGCCTCACGCAGGCACAACTGCCAGCTCTATGTTTCCAAATTGCAGTTTCACCTATTGCAAATCCGTGACGATTAAGCAGATCAGATATTTTGGCGTTAGATACAGTAGAGTTTAACAATACTTCTAATGAAGTAGAATCATCATCTGATAGATCTTCAAAATACTTTCCTAATATGCACTTTTTATCACGAGTTGGTTTAAGTATTTCACCAATGTCTTTTGATAAATCCCCCGCAGCTGCCATTATTTCTTTCCTGTTCCAATGCTTGTTGGACGTGCAACTGCCATAATTGTATCGTACTTGCGTCGTTTTAAGTAGAACCCGTCGCCATTTGATTGACTACCTTTTTTGTTGTCCGACGTGTTGCCTTCCCATACATTCATATACTTTAATTTTGTATTGTGATAGCGGACAATGCCGACATGATCTGGTTGAGCATCACTATCAAACTGAAAGAAAACAATGTCTCCTCGTTGTGCTTGGCCAATTGGCACTAACTGATTATTTGCAGTTAAATACTTTAGCCACTGATCGCATGATGCAAAACCTTTAGGATTAGTCTTTGGAGCAACAGCTTTAATCATTCCAGCTTCATGAAAGATCTTTGATGCGGACATTGCACACCACGGTTGATGGTTTAATTTGTACCACTTGCCAAAGGTTGTGTCGTTATTTGGTCCTTCTGTATAACCAATATAACCATCAGCAATTTCGGTTAGATTCACTTTTTACCCTTTGGTTCGTTAAACGCTCCGTCAATTTCATCTTTGCTTAGTTTGCCATCGGCAATATAAGCTTTTGCAAGTGATTCTCCAACTTTAGCAACTGCTAGAAGACCAGCAATTCCTGCGGCTGTAGCTGCTGGAACTCCAAATAATGAACCTGCTCCAATTGTTGCTAATGCAGATACATAAAAAACTGCAGCAAGACGAATAATTAGTTTCTTAGTTTCTTTCATTTTATCTCCTTTGTAAGCATCTTTACTATCAATTCCATTTGAGTTTCTAATCTAACAACCGAATCTTTCAAACTTGATCCACCATTTGGCTTTAATTCATTTAAGAAATGTTTTACCAACCAACGTATAGCCACTACAAACGATCCTAGTATCGATATGACCGCAAGTATTAAAGCAGCCCAGTCATTCACAGTCATTCTTCTCCTTGAGTTTTGTTTCTAGATCCCCAATTCTAGCTGTGAGCATTGCTTTGTCCAGAGCTAGCAAACCGATTTGCTCTCTTAATACAGCAATAACCACGTTTATGTCTAGTTCTGTCTGATTATCCATTTGCATTCCCCTCAAGTGTTTGTATACGCACGTGTAGATCTTGAATTAAAGCCAACATGCCTGGAACAACAAAACGATCATTCCAAGATTCTATTACACCATCATTTTTATCAGCAGCTATTGAATAAACTTCTGCAACTTCTTCTGCAATAAATCCTGGCAACATTAAACCTGACCGGTCATCTGCAGCATCTAAATAGTCCGCTTTATAGTTAAATGCACGAACTGGTAAGCTTAACAATTTGTTTGGATCAAGTTCGGTAATTGTTCTGACATCTACAATATTTTCTTTGTATCTTTGACTAGATGCAGTGCTTCTACGAGTTAATCCAGTTGTTGCCGACATCCACGTATTTGCTGCGTTTGCTGTAGTAGTTGTATCTTGATTGTAAAAGTTTGTAAGACTATACAAATCACCGCTGCAAACAACTCCAGTAGTGCTAACTTGCACATATTTTGTTGAACTGAAAGCAATTCTAGCGTCGCCTGAAGATACATACGCATTTGGATATGTGGTTACATTTGCATTAAAAGTAGAACCATAATGAATTACTACGCCATCAACAGATGCAGGACCAACCCAACCAACAGTTGTTCCAGCTTCTCTAAATGAAATTGCGTTGTTTGCTGCTGAGATTGTAACTCTACGTGTGCCAGTTGAAGTTTGAAGAGTAAATGCAGTTAACGTACCTGCAACTAATTTGTCAACGGTAATTGTTGCTGCTGCGATTTCGGCCGCGGTGATGGTCTCTGCTGCGATTTCAGCCGCAGTGATTGTGGCACCTGCGATTTGGTCAGCAGTAATTGTTGCTGTAGCAATATTGCTTGCTGTAATAGTTGATGCTGCAATTTTTGCACCTGTAATTGTACCGGCAGCAATTGATACTGCTTCAATAGTTCCTACCGCAAGTTTTGCACCTGTAATTGTACCGGCAGCAATTGATACTGCTTCAATAGTGCCAGCAACTAATTTTGCTCCAGTAATACTTGCTGCTTGAATACGATCAGCATTAAGTACACCAGTCGAAATATTTCCTGCATTGATATTTGAGACTGTAATGACAGAAGCATCAATAGTTCCAGCTGTAAGTTTAGTTGCAGATAAAGAAGCAAGAGCTTCATTTCCTAGAGTAAAAGGAGAAAATACACCACTAGTGTAACGATAAAACTTGTTATCGTCATCTGTATCAAACCAAAGATCTCCTTCTGTGAAAGGACCTGTAGTTGGCATAGTTGTTTGTCGATAGATCTTATTTTTACCATCGGCAGTTGTTTGCGCCGCAGTTGCCGCTGCCGCTGCCGCAGTTGCAGCTGCGGTTGCTGCTGCTGATGCTGCAGTTGCCGCTGCTGCAGCTGATGAAGCTGCTGCAGCTGCATCTTCTGCTGCTTGAATTCCAAGATCTTGCACTGAAACCCACGCTAAACCGGTCCAATAGTATTGTTTATTTCCATCATCGGTATCGAACCAAACATCGCCTTCAGTTAAAGGATAAACAGATCCATCTGGAGCAGTTGCTTGTCGGTAAATATGATTCTTTCCATTAACAGATGCTTCAATAGAATTGATTTCGGTTTGAAGTTCGTCAGTCTCTTCTGTTGTTGCTGCAACAATGGGAATGATTGAAGTCTGAGTCATTCCAGTTGTAGTAACTGTAATTGGAGTGATTGTGATTTGCGGACAAAGTGGCATTATTTCCCCTAAATCGTAATCGTATAAGGATCAACTACAGATGTGAAGTAACTAACTCTCCAATTATCTGCAGTAATTGAATGTGCCAATCCTTCTACTACGCAATTGATCGTAATATTTCTACCATCATATGTAAGACGCTTAACTTGGACAAGATCATTAAGTTCAGTCTCAAGCATATCTGTAGCAAGTACACCAATACCGATTGCTGTAAAATCTATTTGTTCAGCTAATACAACTGCATCAGCATCTTTTCTAGCGGCATATAAAGCAAGATTTGCAGCACTTGTATCATCAAAAATAGGCGCATCAAGTTTTTTGGACTTTAGTCCATATGTAGAAACACTAGAAGTAAACTTTGCAGTCTTCTGAGTTTTCTTTGGTCCTCTAAATACTATTGCTTCATTGTAAACATAATCAGTTCCAGGATTTGTAATGATGCCATCATATCCAACACTATTTGCATCGCCTTGATCGCTAAATAATAATCTAGTCGGACGACTGAACTTATCAGCCAATGGAACAAGTGTTGCAACTCCTGATCGACTTACATAGAATCGTCCACCGACACAGTTTGCACATTGTTCTAACATTTCAAGACAACTCATATTTTGTTTTGTCTTTTGCATGACAGTAGTTCCAGTCAAACTGCGTCCACCGGTCCACTCAGCAAGATCAAGAGCTCTTGTTGCTCTAGCTGAAGCAGTTTCTTGAAATGAACTTGTTGCAAGAGCAGGCGCAATTGCTTTGGCAATCTGTGCAAGACCGTCGACAAATGTCAATGAAACTGTAGGATAAATACCTTGGTTTACTTCATTGTTTTCTAAGTAACCTGTAAAGATGGTTGTAGAATTGCCTTGAATTCTTACTTGCATTCCTGCAATCAAAATTCCATACCATGGACTTGATGTGTTGCTTGGATCAAATGCTCCTGATTGGTTATTTAATACAACATCAGCAGTTCCAGCTTCTAAAAAGTCATTTTGGTATTGACGACCTCTACGGATTTCAACAGATAGCAAAAGATCAGCACTAACAGCCGTAAAAGCTCCGCCATTACTAAAAGAAACGGTAAGTGTAGGTGCATTTGCTGGCATTAGAGCACCGCAAACTGACTGCCACCACGTCGGCGCATAAGAGTTGCAAGACCATTCTTAATACCATTTACAAGATCACCTTGTGAAACAACAGAACCAGCAACATTGACTGTGATATTTCCACCATTCATTGTTGTGTTCTTAGCAATGTTTCCATGTCCAGCAGATGCTAATAATGAGATTGTTGGACTTGAAATACCAAGTTTTTGTTGTTTGATTTGATTCTTACGAATCGCTTCAAGTGTAATTGGATCAGTTTCTTTAAGTCCTTTTAATCCAAACTTTTTTTGCAGTTGTAATAATAATGCTGTTGACTTTGCTGCATCTTTTGTTGCAGTAGTGAGACCGTTAGTTGCACCGGTCATTCCTTCTATGCCTTTTGTATAATCTGATGCTGAGGCAGAAAATCCTTTAGCATTAAAGTCAAACTTGCCTAATGAATCAGCAGCTTTATCTGAATCTTTATTAAACTTATTTGCTGCAACACCAATACCTACTAAAGCAACTCCAAATGCTGCTGCTCCAGCTGCGGCTGAAATACCACCTGTTGCCAATGCAGTTGCGGCTGCAGATGCAAGTGAAACAGTACGCAGTGCTTTCATGACCTTAATAATTGCTTGAATTCCTGTTACTAAAGCGGCAACCGCTCCAGCAACTTTAGCTCCAAAGAAAGCAGCAATAATTACGGCTCCAAGAGTTGCAAATACTTTAATGTTTCTAGCAACAAAACTAAACATATCGTACATTAACTTTGCAAAAGCAATACCGTACTGAATTGATACCTTAAAACCGTTTGCTATTTTATCGCCATTTTCGTCTACAAACTTTTGAATGGCAGGAATAGCCTTGTTAATAATAAGATCAGCAAATGATTTGATTTGTGGAATTAACTTATAACCGAGTGATTCAGATGCTTCACCGAAAGCAAGTTTAATACGTTCCATTTGTCCAGCAAACGTATTAGCGGCTGCGGCAGCTGCGCCTTTTGTTTCACCTGAAATCTCACGCATTGCTGCTGCAAAGTCTTTAGATTTAACAGTTGCTGCGGATATTTGTGGAAATAGTTTCTTAAGTGCCCCAATGTTTCCACCGTATGCTTTAGAAACAAGTTTAGAAGCAGCATCTAAACCTATAGTTTTTGCTGCTGCAATATCCATTGAAACACCAAGCAAAGACTGAGCTTTGCCGACATCTCCGGTTACGGCAGCAAGATTTGCAAGAGCTGGACGCAACTGATCATCTGCAATACCAAACTCTGCTTGCATTGCGGTGATGTATTCTTCTGTTGCTGCAATAGTTGCATCTGTAGCACTAACTGTATTTCTAAGTGAGTTGGCAAGAAGTGCTTGAGACTTCTGATCTTCCATTGCGGCTTTGACAGCATCATAGCCAATCTTTGCTGCAAAAGCTCCTGCTGCAATTGCAGCTAGACCAAACTTTTTTGCAGTTCTATTAGCGAAATCGCCAAACTTCTTTTCCATCTTACTAATATCTTTGACTGCGGCTTTTGTACCTTTATCAGAGTATTGCGTAAGGATGCGGGCGACTACTGCACCAACTGCCATTTTAGTCTACCTTTCCCGCTGAATCAAGATGATTTTGTAATTCACGTTTTGCGTCTTCTAATGCTTTTTCTACTACTTTTTCAATTCTTGGCCGTTCTTTATCTACAACTTTCCAAACCAAACGAGAAGCTTTGCCAAACCAATTAAGTCTTTCAATAAATGATCCACTACTTTTGTTACGTCCTGAAAGTTCAAATACTTTACCGGCGTCAGAAGTATTTAGCAAGGCGCCTGCACTACTAGTATAATCTTTACGAGTACGTCGTTGCGCTTTAGAGACAGTAATTCCTGCTTTAATTGTATTAGTATCCCAAGCAGGCCAACCAGCACCGCCCCATGTTCGTCCACTTACTGCTGCTGTTGGTCTCCAATTACGCATTGGAGTATTTGTAGTTCTACTTTGAATGCTATCAACTAAACGATGAGCAGCACTTTCAGCATTGTTCAATTCAGTATTAACTATTTTATTGAACTTAGTAACAGCTTTTTTATCAAACTCTTTAAGAGCTTTAAGAGTTGGTTCTATGCCGGTTAAAATTATTCTGGTGTCTTCTTCCATTTATCCACCTTTTGCTCGCTCTTTGAGATAAATAGTAATTGCCTCAAGTATTCCTTCAGGTGCATCTATTAGATCTATTGGTGAAATTCCAGTTTCCACCGAGATAGCTGCTACGTTGTACGTTAAGCTGTCTCGGTGGATCCGAAAGAATCATCTGAATCCAATTCAGCAGACTCAATTGTGTCTAAGAATTCAGGACCAAATGGTTTAACAATGACGCCATTCGATTGCATACACTTCCATGCTAACCAATAAACATGTTCGATTTTTTGTTCTTCTCCGAGCAATTTAGGCATTCCTTTGCCATATTGCTGTTCAAATGCAACAATGACGCGTGGAGTTAACTTATAAGTTGTCTCGTTGCCTTCGATTGTCTTTACTTTGATTCCAAGACCGTCCATGATTTCCCCCTTGTTAGATTAGGATTTGGTGATTGTACCACTAATTGGCCAAGTAACTGATGCAGTAGCAAGTTCTCCAACAGCTCCATTCAAAGGAGTCCATTCTGAAACTAAAGCACTGAATGAGTATGCAGGCGAACTACCAGCTACTGGACGAACAGTAATTGAAACTGCTGTACCAAGAGTTGGATAAATAACTGATTCTAATGCGCTTGCTGCGTAGTCTTGATTGAACTCAAAGGAAACACTATTATCGGCTAAACCGGCAACTCGCGTGCGAGCTGTGTTACCAAATGCAGTTGTTTCGACTACGTCATAAGTTGATCCTAGAGTCACAGAAGTCACATAAGATGAAATGTCTGTTACACCAAAAGTGACAGCAACGTTAGTTAAAACAATACGTGCCACTATGAAACCGCCTTTGTGATTGCTCCATCAATCGGCCAAGTGACCGAAGTTGTTGCTAGTTCGCCAACTGCACCATTAAGTGGAGTCCACTCTGAAACAAGTGCATTAAAACTATAAGCAGGATTTGTAGCTGAAGTTGTTGCGCCATTTGGCTTAACAACTACTGCTGTTGTTGTACCAACAAGAGAAGCTCCAGCTGCGTTAATTGTTGCTTCAACGGAAGCCGCTGCATAATCCTGATGGAACTCTAATGCAATTGAGTTATCAGCAAGTCCAGCAACTCGTGTTCGAGCCGTTGTACCAAAAGCTGTTGTTTCAACAACATCGTCAGTTGTGGTTAGTGTAATGCTAGCAATATGATCTGAAAGATTAACTGCGTTAATAGTGATGTATGCGTTGGTAAGAACTAAACGGGCCATTATTCGTCCGCTCCTTTTTCTGTTGCTGGTTTGATTGGTGTATTACTTGATAAGTGTTCACCCTTAACTAGTGCTTCAGGGTTACAACCTGCATCAAGCAATTCTTTTTCAGTGACTTGGTCACCTTTTTTCTTATTTCCGAGTTCAAAATTATCGGATTTTACTGTGTATGACATTATTCTCCATCTCCATATATTGTTACCTGATAGCGGTATGATAGATATTCAACATCAGCTGTTTGGTAAACTCCTGATTGAGCCGCGGTAACTCTAAGTGTATCAACAACTCCACCGAGAGTACGATCTGATTCAATCGCTGCTTTTATTGAATAATCACCTGAACCAGAAAGATATTTGTCAAGTTTATCTTGACCTGTTCGCTCTGAGAATCTTTGGACAATAACCATTACATCTACACTTGCAGAGTCCAAACCTCTAGCATTATTCAAATCAAATACAAGATCTAATTGACCAATGATTGCACACGGTGGAACTATCACATCAGGAACAAGATCATAAACTCTAAGACCTTCAATTGACTGAAGATTGGCTTTTAATCCATCTCGGACTTTGCTTGGTTGCATTAGTAAGCAACTCCATTTAGTTTCTTTAGTGGACGAATCAATGCTTCAACGTCAGGATCAAGTCTAGAAGTTAATCTTACCGTTCCCATATCAACGGAACCAGCAACTCCAAATGGTGATTGTTTACGGATAAATAGTCTAGATGCTTGTAAACGTGCAGCTAAATTGATCTCTGAAGGTATAGCAGACCATCCCCATACTCCTGTGACTTTTACAGTCTGAGGATATAAACGAGGGAAAAGATATCGGTCAACAGCTAAAATTCGTGTATAAGGCCAACCTCTACGTGGATTGTTAATTGGTTCTACCATGTAATCTGTTGCAGACCAAACTGTTGTATAACTACGGTCAAAGTTTTCATCTGTTGCAATTTCGTTGATTGAAATAAAATCATCAAGGTTACAGATCCACCAGTCATTTGGTGTGTAATAACGAACTACAGGTGCGGCAGTTGTGCCATCTTTGTAAAAAAATCTACCAGTATAGTCATCAATCATTCTACATGCAGCAGCAATAGCGGCTTCAATAGCTAGATCATCATTGATGTCCTCGATTGCAAGAGCATTCTTGACATCCGACAGGGTGCAATAGGCGTTTGTTAGTGCCATGCGTTATCCTTTTCTCTGATTTAGGCTGCATTGCTCGTTCTAAATCGGGCAAAGCCGTTGCTGTTTGCTTTTTCTTAAATAATTTAAGTTTCATATTTACCCCGTTTTAAGGTGTGAGACCGGTAAGTCGGGGGAGTCTTACCGGTCTCACACTATTGTTCTAAGCTTTGCTTAGAAAGTTGGCGCTACCAAACCTGTGCCTGAGATAATCGAGGCAGCTCCTGGGTAACGACCTGCTGAGAAGGCTGCGTAGCCGTAAACAACAGACTTAATTGTCAAACTGCCAGCACTAGTTGCATCAAAGTTCAATGCAAATGGTGATCCTGGTTGCTCCCAAAGGTGCATTTCAGGTGCAGCAACGCAGTAAATCTTGTCCTGGTTTGTACCAGCACCTGCGTTTGTAACAACGTTAGCATCTGTGATGATTGGAAGACCCATCAATGAGTAACCTGAGTTACCATATGATACTGCTCCTGCGCCAGATGCGATTGTGTTCATTGGACCACCAGCTGTTGGAACAACAAGTGGACGGTTAGATGAATCCACTGCAGCAATTAGATATGCTAAGCGGCGTGGGTGCATGATCCAGTGTGTTGGTTGCTGGAATGCAGTTGTCTGGATCTGTTGTACAGCGTCAGCTAGCTTTGGGTAAAGAAGCGCTACTGTTGGAGATGCAGATGTATATGTGATTGCGTTTCCACCTGAAGCATCAAGACCAAGAACTGTTCCTGATGTACCAGCACCGTTTAGGCATTGGTTATCAAGAGTTGTGTGCCATGAACGAATGAGGTCTGCAAGAATGAACTGATCAATTCCTGTACCGCGCTCGATTGCTTGGCGTGAAATGTCCTGCTGACCTGCAACTGTACGCACATTGATAGTCAATAGTGTGTCATCAGCATCTGTGTTAGATACTGAAGCGTTTTCTGTTGCCTGGATTGCAGTTGTTGTACCTGTTGTCATGCGGCTGATGTTCAGTGTCATTCCGCTTGCAGGAAGTGCATGCTTGTTTGTGGCAGCATCCAAGAATGGACGACCAGCACGTGCAAATGGTGCAGCTAGATCTGTTAGGTACTGTGGTACTACAAGACCATCGAAGTTGCCAGTGGCAACTGCGCGGTTTTCGATTTTTTCTTCACGCATGTGGCGTGCAAGACGCTCAGATGCAGCGTAATCGTTCTTGAATTGTGCGTTGTACGCATCCTTCACGAATGATGCTTCTGCTTCTGGTGAATATGTACGTGCTTCAGAGATAACGCGAGCGCCACCTACTGGAGTTGCAACTGGTGCAACTGCTGAACGCATTTCTGCAGCTTTAGCATCTGCATCAGCCTGTGTCTTTAGCTTTTCGATCTTTGCATCGAGTGAACGTGACTCTTCTACAAGAGCGTCAACCTTCTCGGTCTCCTCTGCAGTAAGGTCGGTACGTTCTTCAGCAGCAACTGCTTCTAGAACTGTATCCATTTCTGCCTTAACTGCATCACGGCGCTCGATTACTTTGTCAAGGTATGACATTGTATTCTGCTCCTTATGAGTTTGGTCGAGGTGGTGGCGATAAGCATCACGGCGCTTTTCGGGTGTGAGTCTCGCTCCGACTTCGGTATCTGTAAGCAATTTACCTACAGAATATTATTTTGTATTATTAACGATTGCTTTCGCTAGACGAAGAGATATAGATCTTGGTACAGAAACTTCTTCAATTAAGTTTTTATCTTCTTCGTCTTCCATATAATTAGAATCTTCAATTTCATCTTCTACAACTACTTCTTGATTTCCTAGTAGTTGAGCCATTAGTTCTACTGACTTCATTACATAGTCATGACCTTCGCTTAGGTCTTCAAAAATAGTTTTTAGAACTAAGAGAGAGTCTCCAGATACTTCTCTTCCTTCTTTGACAGCTGTGATAGCATTTTTTAGATGTTCACGAGCTTCAACTGAAGTGGCTGGGTAAGCTGGATACGTAACTACTGAAACATCTCCATCAGCTAATGATACTTCTGTTAAAACACGCATCGTACGGTCTTCGTTCCACTTTTGTCTAATTACACGAAAAGCAAAACTCATTTGATCTACATCGCCTCTGGCAATAAGAGCATGCAAGTCTCTTGCTTCTTGAGTATTTGCTAATTCAGCATCAAATCTTAGTCCGACTTCATCTTCAGTTAGTGTCATTGTACCATTTTTAGTACGAGCCAATGGAAGTCCCTCATGATTAACTAGTAATCGGACATCAGGTATTTCTGTTAGTGTTTTTCTAAATGCACCTCTAGCAATTGTTTCAACAAATGGTAGTGGAACGCTAGGACTATCAAACTTTGCTGCATATCCTGACAAGCGTAGCTTTCCATCGTCATCTGCCCGAGTTTCAACATCTTGCACAGTATATGTGCGTCGTTCGATTTTTTTCATTTTGCTCCTTGAGTCTTTCTCTTCATTCAACACTACTCGACCTCGTATGCCGCTTTGGGATCCGTTGGATCAATTGTTGAAATTGGTTGCAACTGATTTGAAGGCAAACCTGTATGATTCATATCAGGTAAACCAACAGCTTCAATTACAGATTTTGGATCAAAACCTACTTGTATTAACTTGGCTGCAATGTCGGCACGTAGGTTTAGGCCAACATCTTTTGCGTCTGCTGCATCAATATTTTGCAGTGGAACTCGGTATTGATCTCCAGACTCTCCAAGAGGTGCAAGATCTTCTACGTAACGGACATCATTGAGACTTAAAAAGCCTTCACGCAAACCTTTTGTATAGGCATCATAGCGTTCTAGTGTTGTTCCACGTAGTAACGCATCGAGGTTAAACTTAATAAATCCGTCTGGTTCAGGAAGTAATGGTGAAAGTGCTTGTTCTAGTCTTTCAAGCAAAGGACGTAAAGAATGCTGAACAAATGACAAGTTCTGAGCTTCAACAGATGCAAATGACATTGCGCCAGCAACTGGGTGACCAAGCAAAGATACAGGTACACGGAATAGTCTAGCAATTTCTTCTACGCCAAATCTACGTACTTCTAGAAGTTGTGCATCTGCAGCATTAAGAGTAAGTGGCTTGAATGTTGCACCACTAGTTAGAATGCCAAGTTTTCCAGCACGATAAGGTCCTGTATGTGACATGTTCCAGTTTCGTGCAATATCAGCTGCTTGTTCTTCAGTCATTTCACCTGGTGATTCAATAACTCCCCCAGGATTTGCTGCGTTTCCAAAGTAACTTGCTGCATAAACTTCTGCAGCCATAGCTGATCCTAAAGTTACACGAGCGGCTGCAATGGGACCAAGTCCAAGTAACTGACCAGGTAGTCTAAACATAGGAATGTGCAACATTTCATTCTTTGTCAGGACCATAGTTTTTGTTGACATTGGATCAAAAGGTTGTAGATTGTCATAGAATTGATTTACAGGATCTTGCGCATTCTGACCAATTGTAACTATGTACTCAATCTCACCCATAGGATCAGGACGACGTATACGAACTTGGAGTGGGTTTATGCAGTACAGTTCTTGAACGTCGCCCATATCGTCACGTACGGTTAGAATGAATGCATTACCATGAAGGTTTAAAGATGAAATTACTTGTTCGTAAAACTCTAAACGAGTTGAGTCAGGATTTGGATTGTTAATCCACTTAGGTAATTCTCCATAAACAGAGGCATAATTTATTCTAGAACGACCACGACGGACATAAGCAGATAGTGGAAGAGAACTAATAGTGTCACCTAATAGACGTACGCAAGCATAAACAGTTGACATTCTAATTGCAGTATCAGAGTTTACTTCCACTCCAGCTGGAGTTGCATACAAAGCACGACCAGGCAAAAACGGTTCCAAGAATTGGTTATTATTCCGTTTCTCTCCTGTTTTGCGCAGTCTATTTGATAGACTCATTTAGTTGCCTTTCATGACGAGTGCTTTTTTATAGTAAATAACATTTTGCTTAAGTCTGTCGATCCATGGTGCTAGTTCTACAGCTTTCTCACCGTGTTCTTTTGCTTCTTCTAGTTTGTCCATATTGTAGCATGAGATTGCAATAAGATCATGAGGCAAGTATCCCCAAGCATCTGATTCTACTAGATATTCAAGTGGTTGTTCTGTGATTCGTAGAGCAGCATGAGCATGTGCGTAACAGTCTAACCAAAGATTTTTTGAATAGTAATACTGAGCAAGATCAACTCTAGGTTCTCGGCTATTAGGAGATTCTGCAATTGCTTTTAACAACCAAGATTCTCTTTCTGATTCTTCCATTTTAGCAAGGTATCTCATTGATGCTGCTCGTTCTGGTTTCCACTGAGCTTTTGGAAGACTTAGGTGACGTTTGAACTCTTTAATTGCTTCTGTCCACTTATTATGAAAAAACAATTCTCTAGCATTATAGAAACAGTTTCGATCGTCTGTTGGATCTTCTATAACAGATTGAGCAAGCAAATTAAAGTATTGACCTCTAGATTTAGCCTCATCTGGATGATGATGTATTTCTAACTTTGTCCATGCTTGTACTTCATTAGTTGTGCAAGTTAAAACTTCATGTACAGGATGTTTCCACCTATAATTTTTCCTAGAATGGATCTTGTCTCCACCATAAGTTAAACCAGCAGATCCGTCAGGATTCCATGACCAAGTGTATTTATATCTTGGTCTTGTAACTTCAGGTTTTACTAATTCAAGTTCGTGGCGCCAACCAGTTTGTAGTTCTTCATCCATATCTAAAGCTATGCAGTAATCTATGTCAATAGGAAGCGCGGCTAAGGCAGCATTTCTAGCATCATCAAACCGCCAAGGTTTAACTGCAATTTGTATTACATTTATCCCTAAGTTTTGAGCATATTTAACTGTAAGATCTTTTGATCCTGTATCAGCAATTAAAAGATAGTCGGCTTGTTTTGCACTTTTATACCAACGTTCTACAAAATCTTGTTCGTTAAGAGCAATAGTATAAACAGCAATTTTCATTGGTCCCCCGACCTTGTTCATAGAAGTGGTTTTGTAACTTCTTGTTGCGCAATCATTTCGTCGTAAGTTGTTTTGAGCATTGAAGTGAAGGAACCATCGCCGTGGTCGATAACCACATGAGTCTCAACGATTCCGACAGATTCAATCTCAACCAAAGTCACATTGTCCATTATAGCTCCGCTGTAAAACCGACGTAGGCGCCAGTCGTTGCAAGTCCTCTAACAACGCATGGCCTGTTTGCAACGACTCCACTTGATGTATTCCACAACAAGTAGCCAGATTGTGTGTCTGTTTGATTTCCATCAAGTATTAAACCAGTCGGCGCGACGTTCATGCTGTCATCGTAGGCGATAATGGAAAAATTAGAACCAAGGGTGGGGTAGTCTATCGCACTTGGTTTTGTTCTCATGGTTGCTGGGAAAGGCACAATCGTTCTAGCTTGTGTCGCGCTATTGCCACCGCCAGCACCAAATATGGCATACTGAGATGTCGCAAAAGCATTGACTCTGAAATAATACCGCTGACACAATGCCAACTCCGCGCCAGGGAACCCGCCACCAGCTGGGGTGAATGGTGTTGCTACGCTTCCCGCTTCAAACTGAACACCCCAAATGTCAATTGTTTTATTGCCAGTGCCAAAGTTGAGCATCGGGCGAATCGCGCTTCCTGCACCAACGGTTTTGCCAGCAATAGATGGAACGTTCGTCGTAAATGAGAAACGCTGCCAAGAAGTGGTTAGTGAAGCAGTGCCAGTTAAACCTATGTCAACTGGGCTGCTTCCGCCAGTGCCAAACAGCTGGTATCCAACAACGCTAATAGTCGTTGAAGCGTTTGCCTTGGCCCAAAAAGAAAACGTCGCCGTTTGACCCGCAAACGTTTGTACATTCTCAATAGGCTGATAAAGTTGGTTGTACGTAGTTGTGCCTGAGGTTCTAGCGTATCGGTAAAAGTACACACCCTCACATCCAGCGACAGGCGCAGTTCCTGGCGTAAAAATCTGCTGACTTAAAGCGATTCCAGTGACATCGTCTGCGGAAATAAACCAACGGTCTGCTGTGTACGCACTATTCGTAACGAAACTCGTGCCGCGCTGCCACACAGAAAAATCGCCATTGATGATTTTATTCTTGCCAGCGACCACGGGCGCAACTGGACCACCGATGTTTTCCTGTGTGTTGGCGGTGTCGCGTGCTCTAGTCACTCTGCAGCTCCTTCGGTTGCAACTGGATAAACAAGCGCTGGCATGGCAGCGGTGTATTCTTCTTCTGTCATCGGCACAAGAGTAACAATACCAGTTTCAGGGTCAATTACTTCTTTGTTTGGCATCGGATTCGGAAATGTCATTGTCTGTTAATCATCTCTAACACATCACGTGCTTGTTCCAGTTCAGTTACAAAAGACTCAAGAGAACTGGCTTGTCGCATTGCTTCAAGTTGGCTGTATGTCATGCGACCACTGCCGATGAGCTCGAGTTCTGCTTGACGACGCAATCTAAGTGCCCAATAATCAGGTTGCGCGATTTCGATTTGTTCTCTTGTGTATTTAATCGGAAATGCTTCCCAGATTTCAAGCAAGATGTCCCATTCACGTTTTGAGCCTATTAAAGCCAAGCGCGTTTCTTCAGAGTAAAGCTCTTTTTCTTGCGCTATAATCTCGTCAATCTCGTCACCTGTTGCACGCAAGCGAGCGATTTCGATGTCAGCTTTCTGAACAGCAAGTGTGAGTCTGCGAATGCCAAAAAACAGCGACTGCAATTCAATTAAAACTTGAAAGTAGCGCATCTCTTCAGTGTCGTGTTGACTTACCACAAACTTATCTAGCTGATAACGGGAGCGTGGCTGTTGAATCTCTTGAATGGCCCGCAAAACTTCGGGCTCAATGTAGATTTGGTCCATTAGTATGCTGCCTGACTGGAGAAGTACGCGGGTGAACTCACAGCGCTTGGAAGCGTAGTTGAGGTTGATGAGTTTGTGCTTGTTGCGAATGTGTAAAAGTCGCATCTGCTTTCGTACCGTGTTGTGCCGTCGTACCAGTAGCCGCCGCAGATATAAAAACCGTTGCCATTTTGTTGTGGAACACCACAACCAGCAGCGCCATTGCTTAGAATATTGCTTTGTAGCGTTGTTGAATCGGTCGCAAAAGACTGATACTCAACACTCTGAATGCTTACGGAACCACCGTTTTGGCCGCCGACTAAATAACCACGAACACCAGTATTAAAAGTGCCCATTGGGTCATAACGGCCTTCGGCGTTGTTGCCAGTGTTTTGGCTTGTGTCTGTAGAAAGTGAAAACTTTTGCCAAGCTGAGACAAGAGACGTAAGGCTGTTGTACCCACCGACTGCATATCCAGACCCGCCAGAGTTTGCGTAACCCGCCCCACCGTACCTTTGAACTGCAAGTGTGGCTAACCCATTCGTCACAGTATCATTTGCAAAAGACAACTTGGAGCGGTTTGTAAAGCCTGGGTACCCACCGCCACCATTTGACCACATATAATTGGTTGAGTCATAGTAAGTGCCGCCAACATACGTGAACGAATTAGTGGTTGCATAAGACGACTGCGTTTCTGTCGCAAACGCCCACTTCAGTCCAGATGCAACTCCAGCGATTGTTTGGCCGCGCACTCCGACATAAGTGCCAGATGATGTTGAACCACCAAAAGCAACACCAATTGACAAAGTTGTGCGAGTACCAGTGTCCCACGGAATGCGAGACCCCTGCGTTGAAGAACTACCGCCAAGCACATAGGCCGAATAAACCAACGCCGCTGTGTTGCCCGCAAGGAAATCAATATACCGAGTTAGCGATTTTGTGCCACCCGCGTTTGACATTTTCGCTACGTATGGCATTACGAAATCTCTACGCCTGATATGTGAAAGTTGATTGAGGTTGCAGACGCGCCGCCCTTAATCGTTTTCGCTGTGGCAAGCACCTGCTTTAGCGATATGACAGTCGTATCGTTTGAACCGATTGTGATAGTGTTCGCAAGCACGACATCATCAAGTGAGATGGTAAACGTTCCAGACGAGCCTGCGGTATTTGCAACTACTATATCAGTTACGACGGTTGTTGTTGATGCTGGCACTGTGTAAAGCAGTGTGCTGGTTGTTGTTGTTGCAGCGCCTCGAAAAAGCGCTTTTGATACGGTTGCCATTAGTTACAACTTTCTCTAGTAGATGTCCATAACGTCAGCTGCGACTGAACTTTGAAGTAATGCGTCAACTTGTACTTGTGTGTAGGTGTTGGCGACGTTAAATGCGCCGTACGCTACAACCAAAAGCGAATCGCTAACAACGGCGCCACTTGCAAGCACAACGCTGGTGCCGTTGCTTGCTGTATAATCGCTGCCTCGTACAAGGAGCACGCCATTGAGGTAGACTTGCTCAGCACCAACAGTGTAGGCAAGAGTGAGTGTGTTCAAATCTGCGCCACTGAATGTCGTTTGTCCAGCTGTGGCTGTGTAAGAGTATGTGGTAGCAGCCGCGGCACCTGCCGCACCTGTCGCACCTGTAGGACCTGTCGCGCCGTTTGTACCCGCAGGACCTGTTGGACCTGTGGCGCCGTTGGTTCCAGCGGGGCCTGTCGCACCGACTGCGCCTGTTGGGCCAGTTGGACCAGTTACACCTTGAATTCCCTGGGCACCTGTTGGACCTGTTGGGCCGATATCGCCTTGAATGCCCTGGGCACCTGTTGGACCTGTAACTCCTTGAATGCCTTGCGGACCTGTCGGACCTGTCGGTCCCTGGATTCCCTGATCTCCCTGAGGACCTGTAGGTCCGGTTTGACCCTGAATTCCCTGAGGACCAGTCGGACCGGTAACACCTTGAATTCCCTGATCTCCTTGAGGACCTGTTGGACCAGTTGGTCCTTCAATTCCTTGCGGACCGGTCGGTCCTGTCGCGCCAATTTCTCCTTGAATACCTTGCGCTCCGGTCGGACCGGTTGGTCCTTGCGGACCGGTCGGTCCTGTAACTCCCTGGATTCCTTGGACACCTTGAATTCCTTGCGCACCGGTCGGACCAGTAGGTCCGGTATCACCTGTTAAACCTGTTGAACCGGTAGGACCTGTGGCTCCAGTTGCTCCAGTTGCTCCAGTTGCACCAATAGTTCCAGTTGCACCTGTCGGTCCTGTCGGACCTGTTGCACCTTGGATTCCAACTGATCCATCTAAGTTAATTTCCCAAGATGTATATGTTCCGGCACCATCATGTTTAATTACATCTACAACTAAAACTCCAGTTGTTCCGTTATAACTTACAACTCCACCGCGCATAACATTATTTATGTCGTATGAAATTACAACGTTCTGAGCTGTTGAATAATCTAAATTAAGATCAACAGTAGTTAAAGTTTTTGTGCCATTGCCAACTAATAGTGACGTAGTGGATGTAGTTTTGTATCTATCTCCATCTGCGCCAGCAGATCCTGTAGGTCCTGTAGGTCCTGAAACACCTTGCGGACCGGTTGGTCCTGTCGCGCCAGTCGGACCAGTAACAGTTGAAGCTGCTCCTGTTGGTCCAGTAGATCCTGTTGGTCCTATTGGACCAGTTGGTCCTTCAATTCCTTGTATACCTTGAACACCTTGGATTCCTTGTGGACCTGTTGATCCCGTTGGTCCTGTTACAAATGAATCTGCTCCAGTCGGTCCAGTCGGTCCAGTCGGTCCTTGAATTCCCTGCGGTCCAGTTGGACCAGTCGGTCCCTGGATTCCCTGAGAACCTGTTGGTCCTGTAGGTCCGGTTTCTCCTTGGATTCCTTGTGCTCCAGTCGGTCCTGTCGGACCCTGAATTCCTTGTGGTCCGGTCGGTCCTGTTTGACCCTGAATTCCCTGTGCGCCGGTTGGTCCGGTTGGTCCTTGAATTCCTTGAATGCCTTGCGGACCTGTCGGTCCGGTAACGCCTTGAATTCCTTGAGGACCAGTAGGACCGGTTGGTCCTTGCGCTCCTGTTGGACCTGTAACTCCTTGAGAACCGGTAGGACCAGTAGGTCCTTGGATTCCTTGTGCTCCAGTAGGACCTGTTACGCCTTGAATTCCTTGAGAACCTGTAGGACCTGTTGCGCCAGTTGGTCCTTGAATACCGGTTGCACCGGTAGGACCGGTAGGACCGATAGGACCTTGAGTACCAGCATCAGCAATAGTTACTGTATTGACATCTTTGACAACGGTGATTTGATTATCAGACACGCGTCACCTCTGGAGCAACAGTCAATTGCCCTTGCATCATACGATCTTTAAAAGTTCCTGATGTAAGTTCGACATCATACACATAGAAACCTTCTTCAAGAGAAGCTGTTTGTGTAGCTGTCATTGTAATAACAATAACTCCAGTCAAAGGTGTGATAACAATTCCACCATTAGGACTGGTTAATGTTAGATCTGCATCTGTAGAATTATACTGTTGGCGAACCTGCATTGCTGCTGTATAACCAGTCAAGTTGATTGGTGCGCCAGTTGAATCTGTATATGTGACTGTAACGCTCCATGTTGCGCCTTGATCTATGGTTGCGTTATAAATTCCAGCTGTCATCAGTTAGCCTTTTCTGTAGCCCAAATAAGAAATCCGCCTACCGTAATAAAGGCAAGTGGAACAGAGAACATAGCGACCCCGACTGCAACAAGAATTACTCCTGCCAATTCTACAAATAAGGAAAAGTCAATTTTTTTCATGATGCTCCTCATACTTGTATTGAGAAATATTTTGCAACTGGTTCTTTAGGTGCAGGAGGTTGAGTTGCTCGGTCATAACCAAAAATAGAAGCAACCGCAGCATCTACTTTTCTTCTAGATGATGCCTTAGCAACCATGACACCTCGTGATGATTGTTTTGTTACACAGTTTGCCACATGTCGTGCAAGACGTTCATCTCCATCGTGTGTAAATGACTGGTTAACTACTGCTTCATAAAACTTTTGTGTGGCAGGAACCATACGTTCTGCAGAGTTAGGATATGAAACGCAAGGTAAACCATCTTCATCTAGCACCATGAAAGTTCTGTTCCATCGTGCAGGATCAAAAACAATCTCTTTTACGTTAAATCTGCCATCTCTACAAGCATCAACAATCGTCTTTTCAACCTCTGCAACAGGCACGTGCCATGCTTGATCAGCATCAAGTGGTCTTTCCCATAGTCCTACGACCATTAAATGTGGCTTTTCAGAACCTATAAGCCACGCAATTAGAGCTGTTGAGTCATTAGAAAAGGCTCCATCGAATGCGAGAATGACATCTTCACCTTGCATTGGCATTCTGTCTTTGTCAACCAATGCATCCCAGCTTCCGGCAGGAAGCCATGCAGTAGCTGTTGAAACAAAGCAGTTAGTTCTTTTAGTTCGAAATTCTGCTTCTGGTGTTCTGAGCACTGAAGACTCAAAATCTTCAGAGTCGACAATGTCGTTGAAACCTGGGTTTGATTCTTCCCACATGAATCGTTCTCGATGGTCTGCCTCTACATTCTTTGGTTCCCACCAAGCAAAGAAGAATGACGGATCTTCTAATTCTTTTTTAACTAACTGCTGACCATATTGGTAAAGTGAATAACACAAAGAATCTTGACCATCGGTCTGTGTTTTTACACCTGCCGTAGTAATACCAAACAACAAAGAGTCTGCTCTAGCGCCTCCGGCAAGAGACATTACATCCCAAAGTTCGCGATTTGGCTGCGCATGAACTTCATCGAAGATCACAAGAGGTGACGGATTGAGACCTTCTTTTGTGTAAGCCTCTGCCGAGAGGACTTTATAGACAGAACCTGTATCCTTATATTCGATTGCATCGCGGTAAAGCGTAAACATTTTAGACAGTTCTTCGTCTAGTTCAACCATTCGTTTAGCAGTACCGAACACAATTCTTGCTTGCTCTCTATCTGCTGCGCATGAATAGATCTCAGAACCTTGTCCGCCTAGTGTTAAACCTGCTAGACCAACAGAAGCACCAAGAGCAGACTTGCCATTCTTGCGTGCCATTCCGATCAAGGCAATGCGGTGCTTAAATCTACCGTTTTCTTTTCTAGCCAAAGCATGGTTAAGAAGCTTCTCTTGCCAACTGCGAAAACGAATTAACTCGCCTGCTTGACCGCCTAATGAATCTTTTGTAACACGACAAACTGTTTCAGCAAACTGTTTGAAGACAGGTCCATCGCCTCTTAATTGATCTTCTTCAGATACAGGCGTAAGCCACTTAGGAGGCCAAGAATTACTTGGCTCGTTTGGTAGCAATAAGTTGTTCGAGAGCTGTGACACGCTTAACCTCCGCTACGCCTAATTGCGAGCGAGATGTTGGTGTAAATCCTAACGAGGCCAAAGCCTCATGGAAAGATTTACTTAGTGCAACCACAAGCCGCCCGTCTTGTGAGTCACGTGTCGTATTGTAAACTGTTCTTGCCAAATTAAGATCATCTGCCACTCGACAAGCATGATGAACTTGTGTCAAATCACTTACAGGAGAAAGCCAAGTGATTGCACGATCCCAAGCTTTTCCCCAAAGCTCTCGGCCTTCTAGACCTAGATCCATAGGAGGAGTCGGAATACCATCGGCCATCGGCAAGACAGTGACCTTCTGAACATCAGGAAGTTTGCGACCGCCTGAATCCGTTGTAGGAGTTCGGCCTGTTTTGCGCTTCTGTTCGATAGGTTTGCGTGGACGACCCGCGGTCATCAAATTCCTCCAGTTTGGTCAAATCAATAATTTTGATACTTTGCACGCTCCCATGGATGCGGGGTATCCAGCGCGGTTTATGCATGTACTTTTAGGCCATACCATACCACCCGTTGGCCCTCTATGGGATTTAATATAACATTATGTTATTCAGGAAGAGGAAGTACCTTTGCTGCTGTTGCATCGTCTACATAGAACTTGCAAGTTCGATTCAACTGTGAGACCACCACTCGATAACGGTGTTATGTGATCCACAGTCAAATCGTTGGTTGCTTTACAAATAGAACAATAAGGTTGCAATAGTCTTAGTTGTTTTGATAACCTTTTCCAATTTGCATCGTAACCCCTATCTGCACGTGAAGGACGAGAGGTTGCTTTAAACTTCTGATACTTCTTATTGCACATAGGACATCTAGGTTTGTTTGCTAACACACCACAATCTAAACATGGTTTATTCATTAGCATCCGATTTGTTAGATAGCTGTAGCTCGGTAGTTCCTATTGTATGACACAACATCATGTTTGTACAGAGGTTTCTACCATAAGTTTGGCTAATCTTGACCATTGCTCATATGCCCATTGATGTGTCTTATCGTGTATACAATGGACATCACCATTAGGTTCTAATCTTAAACTACCAATGCAATCTTGTACAGGACATTTAACTGCTTCAGGTGGTTTTCTCTCACCATAGATAATGCGTCTTAATGTTGTCCATGGTTCTTTGATCTCATTGTAGTAATCAGTCCATAATTCACCATCAGCTAACCAATCGGTGTGAGTGTCCAATACGTTATGCAATATGTGAAGTTTGTTTGTTTGTTTAGTAGACTTAAGACAATCAGTGTTAAGACTTCTTGTTTCTACAACATACTCACACCATGATTGTAGAACACTTTGAACACCTGTTTTAGAAATAAGATCAACAATTTGGACATTGATTACTGATCTATCAGATAATGAACCTCTACCTTCTTGTTTGGAAGATACCTGTTGTCTTAGGGAAGGACTAGCAATGAGAAGATCAATGAATGCAATTAACTCATTAAGCATTTTTTTTAATCTTCTTCTGCAATGTGGACAAGCACCTTTCTCGCTTACCCCACGACAACTAAGGCATTTATCCATTTTTCTTTCTTAGCCTTTCTATCATCAATTTAACTTCTTCTGGTGGACCTTTTCTCTGGTGATTATTGATGGTTATATGATGATTAGGGTGGCCATCAGCTTGACCTCTACCGCTGGCCACAGCTGTGACCTCAGCCGCAGGACGTTTAGAGTCGTCATATTCTGTGGACAGGACATCAGTGACCTGCGGCTTTCTAAATAACAATCTGTAACGATTATTAGAAATACCAGCTCTCGAATGCTGTTCTATAAACAAATAGTTATCAGCAATCATTTGGTGAATGATTCTGCGAATTTGTCTGACACTTATCTTGCACTTATCTGCCAAATATTGCTGACTTGGCCAACAAATGCCTTGATCGTCACAATGATCTGCCAATGCTAAATGGACAATTAAAGCATTGCCATTGTAGGGAGAGTTTTCCCATACATAGGTCATAGCTTTAACTGACATTAAAATACTCCTTCGGTAGGATCCCATGTTACAGGATCTGCATTCTTTGTTCTTGGTGTTCCGTGATACTTTTGAACTACAATCTGTTTTGCAATAGTATCTACCAGGACCTCATATGACGAGCGCTTATTTCCGTCTTTGTCAATCCATGTTGTTTGCTTAATTGTTCCTGTAATAGTCACCAGATCGCCTCGTTTGATGTTATCTACAAGAGCCTCGGCATAACCTCCAAAAGCTTTGCATTCCCACCAACTTGTGTCAGCATCGACCCATTCTTCATTAACTTTTTTACGTACATTGGACACAACACTAAATGGAACATACGCTTTACCTTGTTGTGTAAACTTTATGTCCATGTCTTTACCAACACGACCTTTAATTGTTATTGCTGCACTCATTTTTGCTCCTTTATTTGTCTCGCTAGATCTTTTAGTTGTTTATTTCGCATTCCACCCCAAATGCCATATACTGGCCAATTGTTGAGTGCATAACCTAAGCAATTCATTTTTACTGGACATGTTTTGCACATATCCAAAGCCATTCTTTGTTCTATGTTGTTTTCGTGTTCACTATCTGGGAAAAACCAATCTGGATCAATTGATGGATCAGTACAATTGCCTTCTTTCATCCAAGGAACAACTTCTCGATCAAATGATAAATCTCTAATTGTCACAAATAACCCGCCTCTTTAAGTAATTGGATCATAATGCTTACTGGAACACATGCTGGCCAATTCTCAATATCGGCTTCACCTTGTCCATTCTGCCTTAAAACAGCGATGGGGATTACGCCTTCTTTGATGCGTTTTTGTTGTTGTTTCATTGCTGATCTAGGATCAAAGTCCGCTCTGGCTTTAAGTTCCCAATCAACTCCGATAACTCCTTTAATGTCGGTTCCTGCAGCTGATGAACTTGTCGCTTCAGCATAAGTCCAACCTTGTGTCTTCAAATACTCAGCAAAAATCAATTCTGTTTCTCTACCTCGTCTTTTTCTAGATAAGTTGGTCATTTTTGTCCTCCCCATCCGTCACCTTTGAAAATAGCGGGTACAACGGTAAAAACTTTTTGCATAACTTCTCCACAATCACATCTAGGACCGTGTTCTGAAATTGAGTGTGTAACTTCGACTGTGATTCCGCATTTTTGGCATTTGTAGTCATAAGTTGGCATCATTTATCCCAGGAATTCTTTAACCAGCCTGTTTTTAGCGCTTCTGCTGGATTTGTTGTAATCCAGAAGTGACACATATGACATAAAGCTCTGCAGTTCTCAATGTCTAAAATATCTCCACCACGAGCTCTACTGAGAACCTCATGAATTTCTTCGGACGCCTTTGCATTGCATCTTTGGCATATGGGATAAGTTTCTAGCATTTGTGCAACTAGTTTGCGCCTTTCAACATATTTCTTAGCCATTTTCTTGCTTCTAAATCTCATGTATATTGACCTACGCCTTCAGCACTAAATTGTTGTCTAATTGCAGCTGATAATGATTGACCAATGGATATTTGTGACCTCAATGTGTTAATTCTTTCTTTTATTGCTCTGACTTGAGCTTCTGCAATTTCCATTGCAAGACGCAGATCAGCGCAAGCAAGAATTGCTTCTTGGCGCCTGACATCCATTGATCCATTGGATTCTAAAAAGGATTTTGCATATGCTACTTCATAAGATCCTTTTGCACGAACAGATTGGTCATCTAATGCTGCTATTTCTTCAGTTGCAGCATCGAGCATACGCGATAATTCGCTCAGGCGCTTGACAACTTCACTTTGATTAGGCAGCATGTTTCTTTCCTTTCTGTCTGGCTTTGCAATTATTGCAAAAATGTGGTTGACCCATCAGTTTATCTATTGCATGTAAATAAGTCCAAGATCCACATGCTTCACATCGTGCCACAGGTTCAGTCATTGATTTTACCTGCTAAAAATCTTTCAAAACGGGTTAAACGTTCAGGAATGTTACCTTTAAGAATAGATCTTGCAGTATGACTGATTTCACCAATATTATTGCCAGTCCACATTGGTTCATAGTCTTTGAATGATCCGTTGAAGTATGCTTTAATCCATTGAGCTTGAGGTATATGTTCATCATAAATGTGCATACTTCCAACAACGTGAACGTATTGACCCATTTCAATATCTAAAGCTTTTGCAATTGCTCCTTGTAAAGCAATAAACTGAGTTAAATCATATGGAAGACCTAGAAATACGTCATTACTTCTCATATTTGTTCGAGCAATTAACTTATTGTCTCTAATAAAGTACTGTAGGTTTAAGGTACAAGGAACATCTTTAACATCAACATTTAGATCTTTGTTAGAATCAAAGATGGTCAAAACAGCTTGTCTTGTAGAGTAATCTTTTTTTAACTGCTCAACAACTTTGTTTAGATTACCGTGAATACGCGGACCATAAGCACCATGAAGTATTCCATTATCCATAAACTTTCCAAACACTTGACTGGTACTTGTCATTGCTTCTGGATCCGTAACTTGTCCAACAAGTTGTAAGGCTTCTTTGATACCGATATTATGATTTAGTTTACGGTTTTCCATAGATACAGGTATGTTCCATGGCTTTTCTACTTGTAAAGTTACATTAAGAAGTTCTCTAGTAACCATTCCGCGAGGAGATATGGCTTCACCATGTTCAATAACATACTGAGTTGCTAACTCTAAAGCTTCGCTTGGATTTTCTGTAATTATATGCATTACCTAACCACCTCACTATGGATTATTGTTTTGTCTAAATATTTCACTTGTCTAAAAGCTTCTACAAATAAAGATCTTGAATGTAATACTGCATCGATTTGCATTTCTTCGCCACGTCTTAATAATTCTTCAGCTATTGCATCTTCTGATCTTGTTAAAAGGATTAACCTAGCTCCAAGTTTAGCAAGTTCCCAATTGCAATAATCAAATGTGGTTTCATCAAATAATGATACTCTTCCAAAAATCTTTGGCCATACAAATTCACCTAAATGCCATCGATCTAATACCATGTTACTAGAAGTTAATGGTCGAATATATTCATCAACCCATAATCTAGATCTTGGTTGTTCGGCATGCAAATATTGTGCATTGTATCGTTCTGTTAATTTTTGAGCATAAGTTGTTTTGCCTGTTCCATCAGAACCTTCGATGATTGTAATCATCTAAACTCACCCCATTCTCTGAAACTATCAACTTGTGAATGGTCCATTATAACTGGTTTTACGTCACCTGCCACATTCCACAATAAAGTTAAAGGTGTTTTAGGAGCAGATGTTTTGTCCAACATAAACCTTTCTAAACCTTTGCAATCGTAGGTTGGCGCGGAGTTGATCTCTTCATTGATCTTGTCTGCATACTCAGCTTTTTCTCTGAAAGCTTTATGGTAAGTTGTAACGTCCGCTCTTCCGATCTCTCCTGCATGTAAGTTTCTTGCAACTGCAATTCCGTGGAAGGTTGCATTTGGCCAAGCAATTTGGAGAGTTCTCGTGAGAACTCCTGTACTAATAACTGATACAACGTCTCTTGGTTCATCTCGAGCTCCCCATTGTTGAATTGTTGATTTCACTCCAGCCGCAACAACTAGTGGATGATCCAAACCAAATGGCACAAACTGAGCATTATTTTGTTCTGCCCAATCTTTTGCATATTTGTTTAGAACTGGCATTGCTGCAATTCTTCGAAAGATTGGATTTGCCCCTCTTTCAATACAAACTAATTGATGGTCACTTACAACTTTTGAAGAAGGCATGAACAATGTTAACTTTTTGTTATATTTCTTTGCAAGAGCAGCTAATGAAACTCCTGCCCAACCGACTCTAGGTTGTACATAAACCAGATGATCTGATTCCATAGTTTTAACTAATAGATCTCCCCAACGACCTTTTGTACCAACTCCAGTTACAGAATCGTCCCATATTGTTGCACCGTGAAATGTACCTATATTTGGCATTTGAGTTTCATCAACCCAATCGCCTGCAAGATCTAACCATTCTTCACGTGACTTGTATGAATACTTACTCGAAGAGTCTTCTGTTATCTTAAACATTTTTAGCCTCCAAGTGTTTGTGGTATGTCCAATGCTTTGCATGATGAGGAATCAGTGATTTGTTTGTTACTTGCCAAGGTTCTAAATGTTCATAACCTTTTGGTACGTAACATTCAACGTAACGTACATAATCACATGCAACATCTTCTAAACTTAATCCTTTACCTAAGTTTCTTTCATGGTCGCGCGGATCGTAAGGAGATCTAAACTCATTACAAATGATCTCCATTGCAGCATCTAAAAAGTCTTTTTGCTTGTAACCTTCGTTCTTAAACAATAAATTCAACGCCTTGATTGCATTGCTTCCATAGTTTACTTGACTCCATGGATCTATCAATGTAGGGAAATATTGAGCAACATCCATTACAAATGCTGTCATTACAAAATGGAAACACTTAAGACCTTGAGATTTGTGCCATTCATTGATCCAATCAACCCCATCTCTAATGGACATCGTCAATGGATTATAGGACAAATGAGTATAAAAATCTTTAACCAAATGAGGCATATATTCTGAAATGTAAAGTTGCGATCCACGAGGATACTCTGCATTTGGCTTAGGAAATTGTGGAATCTGATTACCAATACTTGTAAAAATTGGTCTACCAGTTTTCATCTCACTTAAGACATAGTTTCTCATATGAATCATGTTATCAGTTTTGAGAGCCATATCTGAAAGTATACTGTTTCTAAATCCATGGTCATAACTAAACGAAGCACCTGATCCAGTCACTCTGTGAATCATAAAAAGATAAAACCAATCCATTGCATGCAAGTTGTAACCATCAAAACGACTATCAACTTGCCATTTTTTTGGATTGTTTGATCCATACCAAATCTGCTGGATAGCATTGCTAAATCCGGCAAACTCACGATCTACTGTGTCGTAAATAGTAATGTGATGTTGCAAAGGATCATCTACATGTAGATCTTCAGAAGTATCACGGCCTTTGTCACTTGCAATGTTTATAGTTTGCAAGATGGCAGCTTTGTCATAATACTTCTTAAAGTCTTCCCAGTAGATGGTTTCAGTTATTTGCGGCATTGTTAACCAAATCCCATTCATAAAACTCAGGTGATAAATGGACTGATCCAGGCTTTTCCATGTATGTTTTTGCATAATCTTCTGGATCGATCATGTACCAATTAGTTGGCCATTCATGAACATTGTCAAACTGATATTTCATCTCGTTTGTCATGACTGAACGAACTCTGTCACGTGCTGGATGAGATCCATAAAAAGCTGTACCTTTGTAAAATCCCGTTTTTGGAATTTTACGCTCTTCAAACTCAATCGGATAGGGTGCAGTAACTTCAAATGTTCCTATTTTACCTTTTTGCTGCATATATTCTAGATGCATTCTAAGATTACTAACCAACCTACGTGCTGAACCTTCAGGATCCAACTGTCTACATAAATGATGTCTAATGTCTACATTTCCTGCGTAAATAACTAAATGTGGAACAAAGTAATCAGGAAGATAAGGTTCGACTCCTCTTTCCGTTAAACCGTGAAGTGTTAAACCATCGTGACGATAGACAACAGTATTTGCTCTATACCTTGAAATAGAATGAGAATCACCGATAACTACTCTTTGAATATCTAATACAAGATCTTCGTGTTTGATAACTTCGCATTTCATTAGATCACGAATTTTTGACCATTCTGATTCTGTAAAGTCAAAATCAGTCTTTGCCGCACGTGGACGAAGAATTCTTTCAATATCGCCAATAGGCATGTCCAAAGCTTTAATATTGGCAAGATCCATATCTAAAACTCTAGCAATTCTATCTCTAGTCTCTTTTGTGTAACCACCAAATAGATTAAAGACTTCACCTTTGAATTCCATAGGAGTCGATACTAACCATGTGTTTTCTTTAACAAGTTGATCATTGCCAAAAGCAATCTCAGATTTAGTGTTAAGCGCATCATCAACCATGCATTTCTGCATTCTTGGCCAAGCAGATCTATGACTTGCAATCCGATCTGTAAACGAGGTGACTACATCATCTAAGACGTAACTCATTCTATGTGCTCGCAAGCAATTGGAGTACATAGGACTGCTGCATCATCATATGCTCGTCCACAAGTCTTGCACTTGCCTTCTACTCCGTCGTAACCAACCAATTGACGCTTAGCATTCTTTTCGGCTTTAGCAAAATAGACATCTAAAATCTCTTGTTCATTGACATTTGCAACTAAAACTAAATTACACCAAAAATGAAGTACATCTATCATTTCACCAATAAATGCCAATCGGTTTATATGCCGACTTGTAGCCCATGGTTTCCAACCGGTTTCATTTAATGCTTCGTGCAACTCATCTGTTAATGCCAAAGACATGTCTCGGATATATGCTGCTCTTTGTTCTTCATCAAAAGTAGTAATATCTACTCCATATGACTTTAACTGCAATTTTCTTTGATTATCCAAAATCATTTGTAAAGCGCTCATTGTTTTACCTCCTGTTTTAATGAAATATTAAAAGCTTTTGCCAATTCAGCAATTGAAGATAGATCGTAAACTGCTCCATCTATCAAATCAGAATACATAACATTTGCAATTCCGTAACTAGCAATTACCTTTATGCATTCAGAACAAGGATGATGAGTCACATATAAATATCCACCCTTTGTTTGATCTGGTGTGCAATACCGCAATGCATTCACCTCTGCGTGTATTACAAAACCACGCCTAGCGTCTCTATCTCCCCAAGGAATATCGACGCCAGGCGCAGCCCCATTGTAGCCGATGCTTATTATGCTTCTATCCCCACGTAGAACACATGCACCAACTTTTAGATATGGATCTTCACTGCGATAGGAGGCTGCTCTCGCAATCTCCAATCCATATTTGTCCCAAGACATTCGAGTCATGAACCGACAACCGCCAGGTTTTTGATAATAAGCGTGATCTCATCATCAGTCAGTTCATTGCTCGAACTTATTTCACGGTTAACTAAACCGCGTACTGCCGCTAGGATAGCATCCTTCTCCGTGATGCCTT